GCCACGGCCCCGGCCAACGCAACCTTTTTGCCGATGCCCGCGAATGACGATCCGACGCCTTTGGTGGCGGCGGTGGCGTCTTTTGCGCCTTTCTGCAACCCGCGGGTGTTGGCGATGAAATCAACGACCACACGGGCGTCGGCACCGGGCATTCGTTACCGGCCCTTCCGCCGTGCCCGACGCGCCTGGTCCTTCGCGTCGCGTTCGATGAACCGGCAAAACGCGGTGTATTCCTCGTCGGTCAACGCGTCAACATCGCGGGGCGTCATTCGCCAATACCGGCAGAAGGCGGCGAGGTCGTCGACGGCGGCCCGGGCAAAGGGTCGCGGGTTTCCTCCGACGCCACCAATTCCATTTCGACGTCGTCCAATTCGTCCCACCGCACGTCCGGGTAACCGTTCCGCCGCAACGACAACCACGCCGACAACGTCAACGGTTCGTCTTGCATCAGGTCGGTCAGCGTTTGGCCCGTCTGCTCGCGGATCATCCGCAATTCGCGGGGGGTGAATCGCAACCGGGTGTTGGACCCGATCTGCACCACCGACGGCAATGGGTTGGGGACGGCCCGCACGGGCGGCGGGTCGGATGGGTTCATTTCGGCCACGGATACCTCGCGATTTCGGATTGGGTGGTGGTTGCCAATTTCTGTTTCACCAGCCGTTTCATGCGGCGGGCGGTCGGGATGATGTACCGGCCAGATTTCGCACCGCGGCCGCGTTTCCGTCGGCCCCATTCCAACCACCGGGCGTATTCGATGCCGTCGCCTTCGATCAATTGGGCGGTCGGGATTTGTGCCGCGACGGGTGACACCCGGATCGAATTTCGGAACGCCCCGGTGCGCACCGGCACCCGCATCCGCAACACGTCCGCGGACGTGTTGGCGGCCGATTCGATCGACCCCCGCAACGCCGTTTCGGTGCGGCGTGCCCACGGTGCCCAATCGCGTTCCAATTCCTCCAGCCCGTGCGTTTCGATCTGCACCAACGCGGCGGACGGCCGGCCAGCCATGTGCCGTTACGGCCCCGGCGTAATCGACTTCACGGGCGGCCCGGTCAACGACCATTCGATATCGATGGTCGACTGGTCGCCCGCGTCCCCGTTGACCGGGGCGTACGGCACCGGCACGACCATGCCCGACCACATCGGGTTGGTGGACGACACCGGCATGGACCCGTACGGGATGATTTCGAACGGCACCGGCACGCCACCGTCGACGGCCCCGGACAGAATTTCCTCCGTGGCCCCGGTGTCGAATGACTGCACGAACGTCGCGGTCAACGTCCATTTGGTGATGCCGGGGTAATCCGTTTCCCCGCAAAACGTCGTCACCGTGGTGGTCGACGTGTCGGGCGACAACTCGAGGTGTTCGCACACGCATTTCAGCGATGCACCGTCAATGGTGACGTCGCAATCCCGCAAGATCAGCGGGAGCGGTGGTGCGGTCGATGCCACGGGTTCGGTCCTTTCAGTTGGTTGCGACGGGCACACGCACTTGCACGATGCACCCCTGGTATTCGATGCCGCCGGACGGGAACCGGCCGGGGGCACCAACCCGTGTCACCCACCACGGGTATGGGTCGGCGTCCATCCGGTCGATCGCCAACGCCACCATCGATTCAAGATCGGCCACCGCTTCGGACGGTTCCAACAACGACGTCACCGCGATGATCTGCAACAACGCGTTGTAACGGCATTGGCCGGACGGTTCCAACCACGGGTCGTCCCACCGGATGCCGAACGATGGTGCGATGGCGGCGTCCGGGTCGAATGGCACCACCGGCGGGTCGGCCGGTGCGATCGGCGCGAGCACCGCCGCCAACGCCATCCGCACGTTGGTGATGGCGATGGTGGCGGTGCTCATGCGACGCCCCACCGTTGCCGTAACGGCGTCAACGTCACCGCGTGCCGGGTGAATGGCGATCGGGGGATGCGCAACGCGTCATCGCCCGACCCCAACCACCCGAACGCGGCATCGTTGGCCTTCCACCATTCCACGGCCCGCATCAGGTTGACGCGGTTCAACAACGGGTTGGTGGGGTCGACGGGGTCGTCCGGGGTGCGGCACAACGCGTCATCGATTTCGACCGCGGCGGCGTCGATGCACGCCTGCAGCCGGGCCGTGTTGTCGGCCGTCACCGTCGTGCGCAACGCGTCGGCCAATTCATCGATGGTGGCGTAGGCCATCTGCACGCCCCGTTACGCGTCGTCGGGGTTGTCGGTGGTTTCGGGTGTCCGGGTGCGTGGCCGGCCGACCGGGCGGCGCTCCGTGCCCGCGTCGTCGGTGTCTCGCGGTCGTTCCCGGGATGCCCGCGACGGCTTCCCGGCCCCGGTGCCTTCGTCGGCCGGGCCGGAACCGTCGGGCCGGACGGCCTGCTGGTTCGGGTTGTCCATCCGGGTGGGTTCGTCGGTCATGGCGTCTTGACGACCTTCACGATGCCCGCGGGCAGAATCGCGACGGTCGCGAAGTAACCGGCGTACGCGACCTGCACGCCCAACACGGACGGTTCCACCACCTGCAACGACCCGATCCGATCTTCGTACGCCTCGAACGCGGCCGTCGACATGATGATGATGGTGTTGGCGGGCATCCCCGCCGACACGTACAACGGGATTCCGGCGATGGCACCGGCCGGGCCGGTGCCGAACCCGGACGCCGCGAACCCGGCCGACTGTGCGTTGGTCGGGTTGTACGGCGGGAACATCGGCCCCAACTGCGCGAGCATGTCGGTGCCGGTGATGGCAACCAACCGGCCCGACCCGTACGTGGCGTTGTAGACGGCACCGGCGGCACCCCAAAACGCCCCGGCGACTTCGTCCGGGGTGTTGGCACCGGTGCCCAACGACGGCCCCGCGACGGACGCCGCCACGATCGCGTTGGCGGCCGCGTGCTCGGTCTGCACCGCGTACTGCGCGGCCAGATCACCGATGACAATGTCCATGATGCCGGGCGACGTCCAATCGACGTCCTGGCGGGACACGTTGACGTATCCGCCGTACGTCACCGGCGACACCGGCACCTTATTGATGACCATTTTCTGCGACACCAACTCGGTCTTTTCGGCCGACTGCGGCTGCACGTTGGTGTGCTGCTGGACGGTTGGCCGGGACCACGATCCGCCCGGCAACTGTCGCGGGCCGAGCAGTGTCACCACCGGCCGGTTGGAGTCCACGAACGACACCACCGGGCCGATGATCGATTCCGGCAACAACCCGGGGTTGTCGCCGGTGGTCTGATGTGCGGCGGCCCGGTGATAGACCTCCAACCGGGCGCGGGCGGTGTCGTTGCCGACCCCGGCCCGCCACCGATCGATGATGTACGCCCCGGCCGATCGGTATTCCACGGTGGTCGGCCCGTCATTCGGGCCGCCGATCAACGTGGCGATTTCCGCCACGCGGGTGGCGGATTCGGATGCGATCCGCCGGGCATCGCGCAACGGTTCGATCTGCTCGTTGCACACCGCCATTCGCTCGCGCGATCGGGTGACGAGCTCCATTTCCTGTGGCGTCAGATCACGCGTTTCGCGTTCGGCCCCCTCCACGATGCCGTCGATAAACGCCTGGCGTTCCTCGATTTCGGCGGCGTAGCGGGCCAGCATGTGGTCGGTCTGTCGCGGCATAGCGCCGTAACCCTCCGGGTCGTGTTCGATGGTATGAACCGACGTCGTGAGCGTTCGTCGCCCGCAACACCCCCGGACCCGCACCAGCGGTCAACAACGGTGGGTGGTAGCGCGAAACCTCGCGGCCGATGGTACATCAATCGGCCGGACGTGCACATCCGAAAACCACAACGGCCGCCGGGGTCATAACGCCCGACGGCCGTTGCGTGCGACGTCCCCAGCGGGATGCGGTGGTGATGCTATCGCGCTGAATATCGGGCGTCGATGGCGGCGGCCCGTTCCGCCAATTCGCGGGCGTACAACTCCGCCAGATGTGGCGTGGGCACCACCGCCGCGGCCGGGGTTACCGCGGCGGTGGTGTCGGCGGCACGGACGGCCAGCACCCGCGCATCCTCGTACGCCGGGTCGGGCGTCATCGCGACGTGCACCAACCACACCTTGTGCAATTTCCGCAACGTGCGGCGTTCGTGCCAGGTGGCCCCGTCCGGTTTCAGATTGAACCCGGCCGACGCGTCCAACACGCCTTCGTCCGCCAATTCCAACGTTTCGTCGCCCAACGGGGTGTTGGCGATGCGGAATTCTCCAATCAGCCCGTCCGTCGCGTTGGTGTGGAACGTCACCGCTTTGCCGATCGTGCGGCGGACGTCGTGATCGCGGTTGACGCGAATGCGGTTGGCCCGGCGTTCCAACCCGGCAAACGCACCCGGCATACAGACTTCGCGGATCATCCGGTTGGACATTCCGCCGCCCTCGGGCACCACCGCTTCGCGGTTGTACGGCATCACCAACAATTCGATGATCCGATCCGCCCACCGCACACCGGTCAATTGCGCGGACCGGATTTCCAACGACCCGCCGGGCGGGGCGTCGATGGTGTCGATATCAGCCACGCAATGCCCCCTGTGGTAATCGGTCGTCCAACCGTTCGGCCGACCGGATTTCGTCCACCGTCATCACCGGGTTGCCCTGTGCGTCCGTGATGCCGTTGAGGATCGCGGCCGTTTCTGCCCGCTCTTTCGGGCCGGGCCGGATGTACGCGTCCCGGTTGACCTCCACCACCGTCGACCGCGGCAACAACCACCCCGACAACGCCCCCATCAACAATTGCGCTTTCGGCCGCAAACCGGCCCGCCAGTGGTAATCGAACAACGCGGTGACGTTGGAGTACGTCATCGAATCGCCGCCGGACGGCAACCCGACAAGGAACGGCGGCACGCCCAACATGACCGCGATGCGGGCGTCATTCCATCCGGCCAGATCGACCAACGCCATGTCTTTCGGCGTCGTTTGCGTGGCCCGCCACGTCACCCCGCCGGACAACACGGCCGGTTCGCCCAACGCCGACACGCGGGCCGTCACCCATTGCGACCGCAATTCGGCCGCCTGTTCCGGCGTCAAATCTTCCGGGTGCTCGAGAATCGACGTCGGCACGCCACCGGCGGCCGCGTACCCGGACGCGTATTGCATCAACATCCGGGACGCCAACAACCGCCCGGCCCCGATTTCCAACGGGCCATGCCCGTGGGCGTCGGCGGTGGTGCCCTGGTATCGGACGTGCAGAAGATCGTCCGTGATTTCGCGGTTGCCGATCGAATACCGGCGGTGCCCGGCGTCCATCTCCACATTCACCGTCCACGGCGGGATGACGTGGAACCTGGCCGGCCACCCGGACGCGTACCGGGCGGTGCAGAGCACGAACGCTTCGCCCAATTGGAAATCCCACAAAAGTTGTTTCGCGAATTCGTCCCACCCGGTGTACAGGTCGGGGTCGGGGTTGACCAACCACGTGTCGTCAATCCCGGACGGTGCGGCGTTGACCAAATACGGCGGCATCGACGCGAACACGGACGCGTTGAGGTCGACGCACGCCCACGCGGTGTCGGTCAACACGGTGGCGTGGCCCGACCACGCGGTGTCCCATTCGGCGGGCCATCCCGCCCACGTTTGCGGTGGCGGAACCGGGACGCGGGGTGGTGGCGGCCCGGACGTCGTCACCGTCACACCGTGGGCATCGCCGGGGTTGGTGGTGGGGATTGGGTCCGGTGGTCGAATCGCGCGGGAAAACCAATTCGCCATTCCGCGCACGACACTATCGGATCGCGGGCAGTTTCTGTCGGCGGTTGGCGGATTGCACCGCCCACGCCAACGCCTTGACCAAATGCGGTTGCCCGCGGCGGGTCAACACCATGCCCGTCAACGACTCCCGCACCAACGCCCCGGTGACGGCGTCGTCAAGATCGGCCGTGGTGTGGTCGTGCACGATCACGCCACCAGCCGCCAGATCACGGAACAACGGCAACGCCGCCCGCAATTCGCGTTGCCCGGCCCCGGTCGGCCGCGGGGTGTACCCGGGCGGCACCCGTTCCAACATCGACGCCCCGACCCGTAACGACCGGATGGTGCGGGCGGCGGCCAACGCGGTGACGGTGTCCAACGCCCCATCGAAATCCCCGGCCAACCATCCGTCGCATTCGATCCGGCCGTCATCGGTGCGGGCCGCCACCGCCACCGCCGCCGCGTTCCCGTAATCCGTTTCGATCGCGACGTGCACGTCCCCATCCGACACCACGGACGGGTCGCACGCGGCCGCCCACACCCCGTCCGGCAACAACGGTTCCGTATCGCCAGACGGTTCGATCTGCCGTTGCGGCCATTGGTTCAACCATTGCGCACGGAACGCCTCCAACGGGTCGGGTTCGTCGGGGTCCTCGATATCGGTGCCGGTGCGTGCCAATTGCAATCGGGACGCCACCAACCGTTGCCGTTGCGGCGTCCAATGCGGCGATGCCAACCGCCACGCGTCGACGTCGTCCAGGCCGGCCGATCGCGGGGCCGACCATTCCAACAACAAATCGCCGGTGCCATCTTCCAACGCCGCCAACGCCGCCTGGCGGCGTCCCAACATCAACGACGTTGCCATCCGGTGCGCGGTCGAAATCAACAGCAATTGCGGTTGGTTCCGTTCCACGAACGTCGGCGTCAGACCTTCTTCAATCGATGCGGTGCGGACCTTCCACGCCTCGTCGGCGGCCGCCAACGACACCGAATATCCGTACGTCGCGTCTTTCGCCCGCAACATCCAACGCGACCCGTCCGCCAGCACTTCGATTTCTTCCTGGCCGTTGACCTCGCGGACCTTGTATGCCGACCGCCGCGCCTTCGCCCATATCCGGGCCGGGCGTTGCACTTCTTTGCAGACGGCCAAATCTTTGCCGGTGTGCAACACGTCCTGCGGCTCGCCGAACCGGTCATGTTGGTGAATCCGCCACATCGCCAATTCGCGCAGAAGCAGCGATTTGCCCAACTGGCGGGCCAACGTCAACACCACCGCTTCCCAGCACAATCGTTCGTCGGCGTCGACCTCCAACACGCGGGCCGCGACCAATCGTTGCCACCACCGCAACCGGACGCCGTCCCGGTCGTGCACCCATTGTTCGAATTCCGGCAACAACGAATCGACGGCGTCCGGGTGGGGAACCGTCATCAACCGCGGCCACACGGCGTTGTCCGGCACGTCCAACAACCCGGCCAACCACGGCACCCGCCACCGCGGATCATCTGCACCCAACCCGTCGCGTTCCGTCGGTTCCGGGTCGGACGGCCGCCACGTGCCGCGGGCCACCTGGCGGCCGCCGCGGTCGTTGCATTCGTGGCACGACGGAATCAACCGGCAACACCCCGACCCGGCCCGATGCTTGTGCATCGCCAACGGCGGCCAATGGTCCAACGTCGTCGCCAATTCGGTGCCGCAATGGGCACACAACACGCCTTCGCCCAACGTCAACCGGCGGGCACGCCGATACGCCCGTTCGTCATGCGGGCGGACGCTCACCACGCCACCGCGATATCGACCGCCACCGTCAACGCCAGATACGCCACGAACCCGACGGCCACGCCCACCATCACGATCGCGACGACGCGGAACACCGCGGGCACACCCGGACACCGCGACGGACGAACGCCCGGCACCGTGCGCATTGCGGTTGACGAAACGGCGTCGGCCGCACCGGCGACACCGGCACCCGGTCCGACACCAACGGGGCCATACCGCGCATCACCGGCGGCCGCCGTACAGATCGGTTTGCATCCGGTGTCATATGACCGCCCGGGTGTTGCACCGGCCATTCGGGGGGGAAATGGGCAT